TGTACTGAATAAGATGGTATTTGACCCGACTACGGTTGCTGCATTTGTGGTAAGAATGCTTTCGCCATTTCCATCAAGGACTACGACTTTGAGCGAGTTGCCCAAAATTCCGGGGTATTTTGCGTAAAATGCAGCAGATAGATCCGCAGCACCAAGGATATCCTCGTTGAGATATTGTTCTCCCGGATCCCCATTGGAGTTTGCATTTGTCTCGTCCGAACCAACTACGCGAACAACCCGCAGGTCGCGAGCATACTGTAGGAAGTTTGCTGCACAGTGGAAATCGATGCCATCCTCCGTGCGAAGTGGCTTGCCAAACACCGAAACAAGTTGATCCTCGTTGGTGATGGTGGTTATTTTTTCCGCTGGACCCCATTGAAAGACACCAGCGATGGCTCCAGTTGCTGTGGCAACATTTGGAACGACCGTAGTGATGTCAATTTCCGAATAATTCACACCGGGGCTAAGTTGTACTGGTATTCTGCTCATTTGTTTCTCCCGATGAATCTACATGATATGTATGATTTTGAGGATTTGGTCAGTACCAGCCATTCCGCTCTGCTTGCCGCTCAGACCACCACACCGAACCATCCTCAGAAGGCTTCTCGGGAATAGGTTCCTCGACTCCATCATCCACGAATCCAAAGGGGGTCATTTCCTCTTCAAGTTTAGTGATGGTGTCCTGATAGATATCCTTTCGGATGTCCAAGGAGGACAGATCCTTGAAGTAGGGTTGGGTGGATAGCCATCCGAAGAGGACAAGGGTCATCACCAAGTCATCGTTGTAGCCGACCTCTGCCTCGAATGAGTTCTTCTTGGCAACGAAGGCAAAGAGTTCCTTGATGACATCAAAATCCTGTATGACCATCCTGTCGGATTCCACCAGAGACTTGAGGATGGAGCAGCCCGTCCTCTTGACCACCTCGGTAGTTCGAACGCCAAACTGGCTCTGCCCTGCACCGAAGCCTCCGTCAAGTACCTGACCCTTCCTACCTCGCATGGTGGCAGACAGGATGTTCTCGTACTCAAGTTCGGCATGGAGGACATCTGCCACCTGACCACCCATGTCATTGATCTCTACAAGGACATGGGCATTGTTGTACTGCTTGGCAGCGACATGGATGGCATTGGGGAACACCAGCGGGGACATGGTATTGTTCCTGAAGGTGGCGACCAACTTGTAAGGAGCGGTTGTTATGTCCATTATTGAAAATGCAGAATAGTCCTGTCCCGTTCCTCGCGAGACATCGACCGTCATGACATAGACATGCTTCTCCTCTGGCTTGGCATAGACCTTGAATCCTTCTCCATTCTTGAAGACGGGATCGACATATGCCAGAGTCTTCAACTTGGACGGAGAGATCAGGGTATGCACCGAGCCGACGAAATCGCATTCGAACTCAGTTCGGAACTGCTCTTCCGAGGTATTGGCAATCGTCTCTTCCTTCCACTTCTCATCTCGACCTGGTACATCCGACCAGTGGACATCGATTGGAATATATGAGTTCCTGCCATTGGAGGCATCCGTCCACAACTTGTAGTAGAGGTTCATTCCGTGGGGAGTGGAGACGATGAACACCTTGGTCTCCTGACCCGACGAGATGGTGGGGTAGACTGAGGAGAAGAACTCCTCTGCAACATTCTGAGGAACATATGCAAACTCGTCAAGGAAGATCATGTTGAAAGATCCACCACGGACTGCGCTGGACGAGGTAGCCGAAGCCAGAACCTTTGAGCCATTCTCCAACTGAATCGATCCCTTGTTCCACTCAAGGACACCCTGCTGCAACCACTTGGGGAGGTATTCATATGCCAACTTGAGGCGGGACAATAGTTCCCTAGCCGTGCTGAGTTTGTTGGCTAGGATGGCTACATTGACGCTCTGATTGAACAGGATGTAATGCAGCATGTATGCCGTGACCGTGGTGGACTTACCGCTCTGACGGGGCAACTTGGCAATGACGAATCTATTTGTGTGAATCGTCCTGACCATCTCCTCCTGAAAGTCATAAAGTTCAAACGGGACGAGACCCTTGTCAAGGCTGACGATCTTCACATACTTCTGTATGAAGTAGATCGGGTCGCGAGCGCACTTGGCATATTCCTCAAGTTGCTCCTTCGTCCAGTTGATCTGAACATCGGTTGCCTTGAGGTTGGGATTGCCGAGGTAGTTCTTGGAGTTCTTTGTATCAGCCATTGTCTAGAATCTTCTTGGAGTCATCGATGATGATTTCCGTCTCATTCATTGCCTTGGCAAAACTGCGCTTTGGATTGATGAGTTCCTGTAGTTCCTTGGTCGAGCCAAGGAAGATGGCATTGGTGGTGTTGTTGACAGTCTTGGAGGAATACTTGTCCTCCTTGATGGTCTTCATGCGCTGATGGAGTTCGACCAGATCCTTGTTGGTATCTGCGACTGCCTTGATCATCTGCGCTACAACTTCATAGGCACGGGGAGAGTCTCCCTCGCTTGCCACCTTGAGGACTCCGTCTATGGCTTGGAATCCAAGGTTGACGAGTTCCTTGAGGTTCTCCCTTGCCTTCTGAAAGTCCTTGTCGGCATCATCCATGTCCACCTTGACCTCAACGGCATTCGGTGGTCTGGAAACAATAGCCTTTGGTTCGGGATCTATATTCAGGATCTCCGAAAGGTTCTCATCCATCTTGCTCATGATATCTACCTTCCAATCGCTTTGTCGGTACTTCTGTACTGTACAAAGGTAGTTATGTCATTGTCCTCAAAATATTGGTATGCCGCTTCCAACTGCTGCTTCGTCAGTTCAAAATACGCATCGCGTATGATCTCATATGCAGTTCCGATGTTGTCGTTCGCATTGGATACCCATCTTGATCTTAGATTTGGATTGGTATCCATTATGCATCCAGTCCTCAGCGGAATCTGATACCATCGGAATGTGGAGGAGAAGCCATAGGGAATCTTCGTGTTTCCTCCGGTAGTTCCGAGATTAGTCTCATAGACACGATAGTCGCTGAATCTTCCCGAGTTTAGGTTATTCGAATAACTGGCAAAGTTTCCCCCCGCCAAGGTTATTCCCATCTGGTCTAGATATGTTCCAAACGACATTTGATGCTGAAGTTGCTCAAGATCGAAGAAATATGTCTCAAGACCACGGATGAATGCAGTTGCTGCGTCGGCACCCGATATTCCTCCATTGGTGATGACCTTTGTCAACTCTGTCGCTCCTCGACCTATGTTTCCATAGTAGAATGCATTGAGCAATAGATCGTTGATGTCATCCTTCATGATGAATCCGTTTGCCGGAACATCTCCATCAAATAGAGGGGCAATGATATAATCAACGAAATCCTGTGGAGAATACGGCACACAACCACCGCGAGTGAGATCGTAGTCTTCGTTTCTTCCGTGGATAACTGGAAGTATCCTGTAGTCATACTTGCGGACCGCGTCGAGCATGAGTTTCCACATCCGAATGGAGGAATGCATCGACTGCCTCACGGACTCCTTGAGGTTATGCAATCTTTCGCTTGCACTCTCACCAAAGTCTTGGTGGATGGTGCATTTCCTTTGTGAACTAGTGTTCAGCGGGAACAATGGATTGAACCTTGGAATGAAGTTCATTGGGAACACATTGGCATAGCGATATCCGCCATACGATATGGTCTCCTCGTACAGATCGTGATAGTACGAGTCGAGGTAGGTCATGGTCGATCCGCTTGGATCAAGACCTGCCATCGTATCGGTGAAGAATGTCAATATATTCGCGGGAATCCAGTTGGTGGAGGCATATGTCGATGATGCTGCTGCGGCAGAACCACCCATCATGAAATAGTCGTTTGGATATGCGGTGGTGAGACCACGCGCCGCACGATATGAGTTCCAACCGCTCATTCCGTTGCCAAAGGTATATCCCGCCGGTGCAGGATATGGCTGTAGTTCAGACAGTCGAGTGACATAATAGTCGCCATCGGGTGCATATGGACCAGTTGCATCGGCAGCGACTCCCGGAGTTGGAATCAGCCCAGACCATCCAAGGACTTCGGTGATGTATGGAATCCCGATATGTCCTATGTTGTAGGAGTTTCGTCCAAGGTTGTATACCGCAGGTCTCTGCATTATTTCCTGTAGGAACCTATTGGTGAAATCGTTGGCAAGTTGGAATCCTGCACGATTTACTCCCGATGTCGAGCCAGTGAGACGCAGCAACTCCACGCTCCATGCGGGATTTGCGCTGTTGCCGACATATCTCGACATCATGGATGTCTGTGTGTCTAGGAATGCATCGTCTGCAAACTTGACGAACTGATAGTATGGCTCGAAGGATGCAAGAACTCCTGCAAAGGTTATACCTTTGTCCTTGAGTAGGTTTATGTTCCTTCTCAGGGATGCATGGATGTTTGGGGTGAAGTACATCGACTTCGCTGCTGAAGTGAGACCCGTGTATTCCGACAATGCAAAATAGAGAGGATTTCCTGCGGTTCCTGTCGGAAGACCATTTGAGTTGCTGATGCCCAATGATGCGGGATTCACCATCAACTGAAATGGAGTGATGACACCTCCGAAATTCACCATCGTGTAGCAACCAGCCGATGCCCCGCGCTCCGTGATGCCGGAGAAGGAAGACACGGCATATGGATCGTTTCCTGCCGTAATGCTGTAGAACACGGGATACTGAGACAGGAACTGATAGCGGTCGAACATGGGCTTGAATGCACCATACATGTTGACATTGTTCGGTAGATAGCCGATGGTTCCATGCTCTGCATCGCGGGTTTCATTCAAGTCATAGAACATCTCCAAGCCAAGGGAGTTCATATATGACACACCCGAATAAAAACCCACATACTCTTGAGTTACTCCCTTGCCAGGAAGAGTTGCACCCAACACAAATGAATTGAGATTTTCCGTTGGTGCCAGATAAGGAATCATACCCCTAGTGAAGTAGGCAATGGGAGTCTTTCTCTTCTGTTCGACCGATATCTTGATGGTATTGTACAGGTTGCTTGTGGAAAGATCCGCAGACTCGGTCACCGTAGTGATTACACGGTAGTCCTGAAGATACGAGTTTAGTGTTGATTCCTCGTCAGCCATCATTCACCCGTTAGTTCCTGAAATGTCAGGTTGATCTCGCGAATCAATCCAGACTTGTTTATTGGTCCGAAGATATAAGACTTGGCATTGAAGTTGAGGGTATGCGTTATCAAGCGACGAGTCTGCATGTCTCCCTCGTATTCCTCATCCGTCCTTACCGATGAAAGAACGATGGGAATGTCCACCTTCTTGTCGATCTCGGTGAAGTTCATCGTGATGGTAAAGTCTGGAGTGAAGTATGGAAGTATCTGTTCGATGATCTGATACCCATCGTCAATCGAACGACTCATGACATGAACCGTGAACTCAAATGTATATGGAACTTCACTATATGAATATGAAAGTGACTGATCCTTCTCATTTCTCACGACATAGGACTTGTTCAGGCTGTTCATCTTCCTGCTGGTGTCGTATGACATTGAGGTGATTTCAAAGCCAATCCTCGGAAGAATGTTCTCGACAGAGGTGCGTGAACCATTCTCATCAAGTTCCACTATCTTTCTGTAGAACTTCTCCTTTGGACCATAGGAGATTGGAACCTTTATCTTCTTCAGTTCGGTTCCATCTGCCTCGGTGCGCGAGATGTATATCTCATTGAACAAGGAACCGAATCCGACTACGAGTTTCCTGATGCTTGCATGGTAGAAGTGCTTGAACATCAGTAGTTGCCCTCGGAGAATGGATCCTTGTCGGTGAAGTCGATCAGGTCATTTGCCACCCGTTCAAGTTCTATCTTGTCGGTATCGTCTGCCGTGGTATTGACGAAGTTCTTCTCGGTATCCACCAGTGTGTTGTAGAAGCATGATGCATTTGAACACATTCCACGAAGAGGCAGCAAGGAAGATGCCGTCCCGACTTCGGAACGGACCTCCAGTGTGTTCGTCGGAACATCGAAGTTCAGAACCACTGCACGGTAGGTACTGCTGTCAAGCGCAGCACCCTGATAGATCGTCTCGCCTTCGTAGAAGTTTGTTCCTGCCGTGGCAAGGGTGAACTTGCGTACTGGATTCATGAGATTGTCCTCAATCTCATCCACATCCTGTATCTCGGTGGAGAGATCCTCGCCGGAGTAGCGGAAGAGTTCGCAGGAAAGTTCATATGCAAAGAACGAGTTTCTCGTTCCGACATGCTTGATCTCATAGAGACCTCCGTATTCGGGAAAGTATATGAGATCGCCTTCCTGTGGAATCGGATCAGTTCCATATTTAGCGCACTCTTCGGTGAATCTCTTCTTGCCAACCATCAAAGTTACCGAATCCTGTAGATTTATGCCGAACTTGTCTATGACTCTGCCTAGAGATTCGAAGAATTCATAATTGCTTACGAACATCTCAATCTGAAAACTCTTGGTGAACTTGGAGATGGTGTCCTCTCCGAACAAGGCATCCAGTTTCTGAAACTTCCTGAAGATGTATTGCACATCAAAGCCGTAGATCTTGATCTGCTCGGTGACAAGTTGTTCGAACAAGTCAGACTCGCGGGAAGAGACTTTGAAGTAGTTATTCCGTGCCATTTAGCCCACCATGAAATCGACAGGAAGTTCGTACTTGGACTGAACCGTCTCCTCTATCTGGCTCAATTCGTTCGTTGCATCGGTGTACATCAGGCTTGCATCGAACTTCATTCCACCTGGCAATGCGATGTTCGAGAACTTGCTGAGGTTCGCAGCCCACTGCCGCTTTATCATGGCAGTGACATACTTCTTCAGCAGGATGTCATTGTATATCTCGGGATATGTCTCGGGACTGAGGGAGACCATTCCTTCCACCATGAACTTATCGCCTGGTTTATAAACCGACCAATCGGTGTTCATGCGGAGTTTGTTCGTCACTCGGCTGAACTGAATCTGCTTCTCGGGATTGAGGAACATCTCAAGCATACCGAGATATTGCTTGGTCGTGTCGTAGTAGTTGAGGTTCGATGTACCCGTGAGAAAGCCGTTGAAGTAGTCATTCAACATCAATTGGTACTGAACGCTGAACATTCCGCTTGACATGGCTTGATCGATGACGAATACCTTGCTGACGGTGACCAATTCCGCACCGGTAGATCCAGTCGGTATGTTATCCGTATTGATGTACTTGTTGTCTATGTCTTCCTGAGTGAGGACATATGGGAGATAGAGTTTCTCCACGCCATCGAAATGATACTGCGAGAAGAACTGCAATGCATCGTCTATGCGATCCTCGACCTGTGCGTCATCGACATTGATTTCGATTACGGGAAAGCCAAGGCGACGAAGCGCGTAGTCCTTGAGATCTTCTCTTGCTGTAGTTGCCATCTCTACCTCCTGCCATTCTGAAGATTCTCAAAATATTTGGTGTCCATTTCCCTCTGACTTCTGCACATCTTTATCTCGGGAAGCCTATGGGCAAGTTCTTCTGCAAGCGGATAAGGAACCTCGCAACCGAGTTGATCCATTCCATCCGAGACATAATGCTTCCTGCCATCATAGTAATGAACATTGTATTCTGCCTTGTCATAGGAAGGTGCGACCGAGAGTATGTCGCTCAAGGAAAACACTTCCCCATTCAATGTCACCCTATCCCCCACTCTGCTCATGACGAAAGACATAATCACTCCGCTGCGGTTATGATTCCACCGGAACTATATCCAGTGGATTTGTTTATCTTTGCCGAGATCATTTCGTTTTTGCTTGCTGCCGACTTTATGGTATTGATTGCCGTGGTCGATGCATTCTTGATGTTGTTCTGATATTCCAGAATGTCAAGCCGCAGGTTGCTTATTTCGGTTGCGCTAAGTTTCCTGTTGATTCCCTTTGCATCGGTGAATGTGTAGGATGCAAGGCAGATTCCCTGAGTTGCTAGATAGCCGCTATCCATGATGTATTTCATCGTCGTTGTGTCTAGAGGATTCAGGAACAGCGAGTTGTGATTTGCCCCCGATCCATAGGATGCACCTCCATTAGCAGCAAACAATCGTCTAAATGGATTCTGTCCAGCCTGTGGATTGTATATGCTGCCGCTGGATCCCTTGTTTCCACTACAGCCTTCTATCGTGGTGAGCAGTTCTAGATTGCGATTGAACAATATGTCGTTGCGATAGTTGGTGGCGAAGACATTGAGAAGTGGGTTGTTGTCATATACCTGATATATGGCAAATGGATAGTCATATCCGTGGTTGTAATATGCGCTTGTTCCAGCAACCGCAAGGTTGATATAAGGATTGACGATTGCTCCATAGTTTGCCGAGAATCCAGTTGCATCGGAAAGACCGGTGGCACCAGTAACATCCTTGGTATACCTGACCACATCCTTCATTCCTACCTGTGCATAGATTGCTTCGATGGAACCATTTACAGGAACAAAGACATCCGATATAGTCACGGCAGTTCCCGTAATGTATTCCGTGCTTTCAGCATAGAACTGCGAAGAGTTGTCCTTGCCATTGAAGTTCATCAGCACACAAGTCTCGGAGTTCTTGGTGAATCCCATCAATGTTGGTACGCCAAGAGTTCCTCCACCAAATGGTAGGAATCCGTACCCCGATGGACCAAATAGACCCGATGTGACTCCCGACTCAAGGACGCGAAGAGAATCAATGTAGCCATCGAATCCTTCTGTCGCAAGATTATTGTTTCCTAGGTACAACCCTCCGGAATATCGGGTTTCTGGGAAAGTCGATGATGTAACTCCCAAAGAGAACTTGTTGACACCATTGAAATAACCAGACATCTGATAGCAGACACCCGCGCCGTTCTTCACCAGCGCAACTGCTACATGATGCCATGTGTTGGTAGTCAGACCTGCGGTATTGATAAAGTTCTGCGAATAGTTGTATCCACTTGTAGTCCCGTAAGACTGCCATGCAAACTGAAGGAATCCTGCACTGCTGTCATAGCCGATCTTCCAGTTTGCCGATGCGCCAGTCGGTCCCTTCTGCACAAGAGTAAAGTTGCTTGCGGTCGATGTCGGATAGAAAAAGCATTCTATTGCATATGACGGCGCACCAAGTACGGCAATATTATTGTGTGGAGCAGTGTATCCACCAATATAGGTGGTCTTGCTCAGGTTGGTAACATAGATCAATCCACCTGTCAGCCCCGTTCCATCCCTGGTAAATTTTCCAGATGAAGGTCCGAACTTTTTCTGTGTAGAACTATGATATGGTTTGGTCTGTGGGGCATATGCATTGCATACTGCTGTTGCTTTGGTGACATCCTGCAATATGCGGGTTCCATAGGAAATATTCGGATATGGATACTCCATCAGCAATGTCACTTCAGATCTTGGATCATATGCCTCGGCACCACCACCAGGAGCAAAACGAGTCGTCAATCCAACACTAGTTGGAAGTTGATTGTCATCTGCATCTACCAATGAATCAAGCAATACATTCTTCGGGAGAACTGCCTCATCAACGAATGCATGTACCAACGGATTGATACCGGTGGTTTCAGCCACAAGTTCGGTGTTGTCGCTATAGGAAGTAGGAGATACCGAAGTAAGCCTTCCAAACGAGTCAAATGTGCAGAGTCGATATGGCATCTATGTTTCCTTGGCTTATGTGGGGGTGATCAGAGCATCCACCGAATAGTTACCGGTTATTCCGCCAGCACCTGTCTTGCCCGATCCGTCTTCTGGTTGATAGAGAGATGCTGGTGGCTTCACCGATGCATAACCAGCACGACCCTTGGCAATCAATGCAAGTAAACCCGTGGAAGACAACACGGTCGTATTGGTGACATCGGTTCCACCGACAACATTGCTGTAATCGACAGCATGACTGAATGGAACATATCTATAACTTGCCGATGGGTTTGCCGAGATATTTGAGTTTGTCGTAGTTGCGATTCCGCTCGTTGCAATCTGCGACCAAATGAAACTAAGTGGCTGTGGCGTTAGTACCGGACCAGAAAGCCCCTGTGTGGCTTTTGTCGTGAATGCAGTCGAGTTGTTCTGACAGTATGAATTGTCGGAACTGCGGAAATGGGTTGGAATCGCACCGGCATCCAATGACCAGAATGAGGTCATTGTTTCGAACTCGCTGCTATACCATGCCGAGTTGTTAGACACATTGACTCCATATTTCACCGGAAACACGGATGCGCTGTAGCGGCAATTGATGCTGGAAGATGCATTGGCATTGTAGTTACTCGCACATAGTGCGGAAACCGAGTTTCCAATCTGCATGGAGGAAGTCTGTGTTGCATTGAACCCCGTCTGTGCAGCATGGGCTACGCAGTTTGCTGCCTGTGCCGTGGAGTTATATGCAGATGAAAATGTCGCATTCCTGTTGAATACACCAACGGATGAGTGGCATGTTATATTGGAGTTGTTGTAGGAGACATACCCGTTTCCTGCCGCATCTCCCAAAGAAAGGACATCGTATTGGTAGTTTGTCGGAGCAACACCTGGCGTGACAACCATAGTTCCCTGAATGATTGATGCTCCACCGGATCCAATATCAAATCCACCGCCTGTGGTTGAGAGCGTTCCTTCTCCGGATGTTGTATTGCCTATGCTAGTTCCCATTACTCAGGTTCTCCTATTGTTGCGTTGTCGGATCACCCGATTCCAAAGCCCCGACTCGTACAGCCACAGAAAGCATCTTTTCTCTTGGATCCCAATCCCAGACAGTTCCCTTGATCTTTCCATCAGGACTTGCGAATGTCTGTCCCTGAATGAATGAGTTGTCTCCAAAATCCTGAGTAGTTCCTGCTTGTTTCATTCTGAGGGATACAATCGATTGACCCGAAAATGCGGAGAAGCATCTCTGTACAACCATACTGGAGGAATTGAATGCTCCGAATCCAGAGGATGCCATTCCGGTGCATACGCTACCGATGGTGCGGATCACAGACTTGTTGTTTGCAAGAACTCCAAATGAGCAGTTTGATGCAATTACCTTCCCGAGATCCACATCAGATCCCTGATTTGCATAGAACCCAACATGGAAATCCTTGATACCCACATTGCTGCACAATCCATCCCCGAGATAATCGGGTTCGTTGCTCATTACTTGCCCGAGTCTCGAAGCGGTTGCCTGTATTGCTGCTTTGTTGCTATATCCCGTCGAGGTACCAGCACCGGGTGCAAGTAAGTTGTAATGTGCGGGCATTGCAATGCCATCAAAAAAGATGTTCTTGATCTTGCGGAGACCACCAGTTTGAATGGTTAGTATGTTTCCCGCTCTGCGGAACACCGTGGGAATTATCTTCACGGTGATCTTATTGCTATTGACAAGTTTCCATGATCCAGATCCGCCGATTCC